GTTCAAAAGTCCCATGTGGATCACTCCGTTGCCCCCGCCGCTCACCGCTCTGGGGGAAGGTTCACATGGCTCAATTCTCAGTGGAAATTATACGCCTACCCGGCTCAGTTCTGGGTGGAAATCAACAGTCCAGCCGCGACGCCACGAAACCCTCGTGAATTCAAACATCTGATCGGCCACACGTGGTGAATACCCCGCGGATGCCGGAGTCCGGCCGGACGCCGGGTGGACCCCGCCGTGCCGGAGTCCACCCTGCTGATGCCGATCGACCATCGACAGGAACCTGCATGGCCCTCGCGCACGGCACTGCGGCGAGCACGGGCGCCGTCGCGCCGCGCGCCAGGTCTCGGAACCGCGCGACCCGTCTGCGGACCTGCACTGGGTGCGGCGGGGTCGAGGAGGTGCGCGCCGACAACCCCGCGACGCGGTGCCGAGCCTGCGCCGCAGGGCCGGCGCTGGAGAGAGGCCACCGCACGCGATCCGCGGACCGGAACCGGGAGACCTGCCGACACTGCGGCCAGGACTTCCCGGCGCCGCCGAGCAACCGCCAGCGGTTCTGCAGCCGAGCTTGCCGCCACGCGGCGCAGTCGGTCGAGCGGACATGCACCACCTGCGGCGGTGCCTTTCGTGTCGCGCGTTCGATTCTGTCGCGTCGCACAAACGCCAGCGGGCGGTTCTGCTCGTCGTGTTCCCGTGGTTCGGGATCGAGACGGGGCTTGCAGAGCATCTGACCATCGGACTCGCCTTCGTCGGCGTCTCGCTGGCGCGGGGCTACCTGCTGCGGAGGCTGTTCGAGGCCATCCGGATGCGGAGCGCCGAATGATCGACCGCCGCCCCGGAGGGACGGCGGCCATCAGCTTGTCGAGGTTCGGCGCGTCAGGCGGCAGGGAGCTTGTACAGCTTGGCGCGGTAGTGGTTCAGGGTGCCGACATGGCCCCAGTTGATCTCGTCGGGGCTGGTCTCGAAATGGTCCGCGCTGAGGGCGGCGAGCCGCTCCAGCATCGCGTCGATCTCGGTCTTCGCGGCGATGAAGGCGTCGAGGGCTTTCGTGTTGTCCTGTGCGCGGCGGGTCATCGTGGTGGCTCCGTGGTGAGTTGCATCGTCCTTGTAGGATGGACGTTCGCTCCGGTGGCGACGCTTATCAACTCGATAAGCACATGATATTGAATGATAATCGGAGACGTCGATGCAGGGCATGAGCGAGCGCCAGTACGCCGCCCATGTCGGGCTGTCGCGGGGCGCGATCCAGAAGGCGAAGACGGCCGAGCGGCTGGTCCTTTATCCGGACGGCAGCATCAACGCGGCCGCCAGCGACGCCCGGCGCGCCGAGACGACGGACCCGTCGAAGACGAGAAAGCCGCCCGCGCCTAAGCTGAAACCCGTCTCCGAGGCTGCCGTGGCCGCCGTCGGCGACACGCTGCGCGAACAGGGGCTGGCTGTTCCGGCCGTGGGCGGCGGCACGACCTTCCTGCAGGCGAAGACCGCCAATGAGGTGATGAAGGCGCAGGAGCGGCGCTATCGCCTCCAGCGGATGAAGGGGGATCTGATCGACCGGGCGCGCGCCGAGACGCTGATGTTCCGGCTCGCGCGCGAGGAACGGGATGCCTGGGTCACCTGGCCCGCGCGCGTCGCTGCGCTGATGGCGGCGGAGCTGACGGCGGCGCTGGGGGACGAAAGCGAGGTGGAGGCGGCGCTGATGCAGAAGGTTCTGGAAGCCCATGTCCGCGCCCAACTCGACAGCCTCGCCGAGGTCCGCACCGGGCTTGCCGGATGACCTGACGGACTTCGACGGCGCGAGCGCCCTCATCCGCGCCTGGTCCCGCGGGATCCGGCCCGACCCGGACCTGACCGTGTCGGAATGGGCGGACCGGCACCGGATGCTGTCCGGCCGCGCATCGGCAGAACCGGGGCGCTATCGGACGGCGCGCACACCTTACATGCGCGAGATCATGGACCGGCTGTCGCCGGGCGATCCCACGCAGCGCATCGTGTTCATGAAAGCCGCGCAGGTCGGCGCGACCGAGGCGGGCAACAACTGGATCGGGTTCGCCATCCACCAGGCTCCGGGGCCGATGCTCGCGGTCCAGCCGACGGTGGAACTGGCCAAGCGCAACTCGCGCCAGCGGATCGACTCGCTGATCGACGAGAGCCCCGAGCTGCGGGAGCGGGTGAAGCCGGCGCGATCCCGTGACGCGGGCAACACGATGCTCTCGAAGGAGTTCGCGGGCGGCATCCTGATCATGACCGGCGCGAACTCGGCGGTCGGGCTGCGCTCGACCCCGGCGCGGTACATCTTCCTCGACGAGGTCGACGCCTATCCGGCCTCGGCCGACGAGGAAGGCGATCCCGTCACGCTGGCGGAAGCGCGGTCACTGACCTTCGCCCACCGGCGCAAGGTGCTGCTGGTCTCGACGCCCACGATCCGGGGGCTGAGCCGGATCGAGCGCGAGTACGAGGCCAGCGACCAGCGGCGGTACTTCGTGCCGTGCCCGCATTGCGGCGCGATGCAGTGGCTGAAGTTCGACCGGCTGCGCTGGCAGAAGGGCCGCCCCGAGACGGCGGAGTATCACTGCGAGGGCTGCGACGCGGCGATCGCGGAACACCACAAGACGGCGATGCTGGAGGGGGGCGAATGGCGCGCGACCGCCACGGCCGCCGATCCGACCACGGTCGGGTATCACCTCTCGGCGCTCTATTCGCCGATCGGCTGGCTGAGCTGGTCCCGCATTGCCCGTAGCTGGGAGGCGGCCCAAGGGTCGGACGAGACGATCAAGGCGTTCCGCAACACGATCCTCGGCGAGACATGGGTCGAGACCGGCGAAGCGCCCGACTGGCAGCGGCTCTACGACCGGCGCGAGCGCTGGACCTCCGGCACGGTGCCGGCGGGCGGCCTGTTCCTCACCGCTGGGGCCGACGTCCAGAAGGACCGGATCGAGGTCGATGTCTGGGCCTGGGGCCGCGGGCTGGAAAGCTGGCTCGTCGATCACGTCGTCATCGAGGGCGGGCCCGACCGGCATGACGCCTGGTCAGAACTGACGGCTCTGCTCGACCGAAGCTGGCCGCACGAGCACGGCGCGCATCTTCGGATCGCGCGCCTCGCCATCGACACCGGTTACGAAGCTCCGGCGGTCTATTCCTGGTCGCGAGCGCAGGGGTTCGCGCAGGTGTCGCCAGTCAAGGGCGTCGAAGGGTTCAACCGCTCGAGCCCGGTCTCGGGCCCGACTTTCGTGGACGCGACCGAGGGCGGCAAACGCCTGCGGCGCGGCGCAAGGCTCTGGACCGTGGCGGTGTCCACCTTCAAGGCCGAGACCTATCGCTACCTGCGGCTGGAGAGACCGACGACCGAGGAACGCGCCGAGGGCACGACCTTCCCGCCTGGCACGATCCACCTGCCGACATGGGTGGATAGCGAATGGCTGAAGCAGGTCGTGGCCGAACAACTGGTGACAGTTCGCACTAAGCGGGGCTTCGCCAAGCTCGAATGGCAGAAACTGCGCGAGCGCAACGAGGCGCTGGACTGCCGGGTCTACGCCCGCGCCGCTGCCTGGATCGCGGGCGCGGATCGCTGGCCGGAAGCTCGGTGGCAGGATCTGGAACGGCAGTTCCCGGACCGGGTCGCAATTCGGGCCGAGAGCGGACCAACGCCAGCGCGTATTCCAGGGACTCCACAGGGGCCTCGGCGTAGGACGGTGCGCTCGACCTATATGGGCTGACCTTCGGAACTATTGCTGTCGCAGCGCACGGCTGCGGGCGAAGGCCTCGAGCGAAACTTTGCGCCGAGTGGCAAGATCGCGGACGCGCGCCGCGATTTCTGGTTCGCCAAAGTCCACCGGGTTGAAGGGGCCGCCATACCAGCGGACCATGTCCTTGTGCTGCGGATGGCGGCGGTCTGCGATGGCCTCGACGAACTCCATGAAGCCGGGTGGACCACCCACGTCCTCGGGCGGCGCGGTGCGCTCGCCCGCGACGAACAGCGGATAATCTGTGCCGGGATCGGCCGCGCCGACGTGTTCGACAAGGACGCGGTGCTGCCAGTCGTCACCGAAATCGTAGGTGTAGAGGAACTCGGTGACGCCGCGATCGATCAGTGTGCCGAGGCGCATGCCCTTGGCCTGATAGATCTTGCGGCCCCACACCGCGTCCTCGGGATCGGGTTCGCCATAGACCCTGTCGCCGACCCGGAAGTCATAGAGGTGATAGTTCTCCCACGGCATCACCGCCTGGATGACTTCGTGCAGGGCGCGGAGGTTGGTGGTCAGGCTGACCTCGAGTTCACGCCAGATGCAGGGCTCGAGATGCAGTAGTTCGATGCGAAGGCGGGCAATCCGGTCGGTCATGGCAGGCCTGGTCGGGATGGGTCACTGGCAGGATAGAGGCGGGTCGAGATGGCGACAATCACGGACCTCCGCGCCCGCCGCGAGGCGTTGGCCGCACAGCGTGCCTCGGGCGTGGCCCGGGTCAGTTATGACGGAAAGACGGTCGATTACCGCTCCGTGGCTGAGATCGACCGGGCCCTCGAAGCGCTGGATCGCGAAATCGCTTCAGCCGAAGGGCGAAGGATCGTGCGGCAGGTGCGCGTCATCATGGACAAGGGGCTCTGAGCATGGGGCTGTTCGGCAGGTTCCGCGGCGGGTCCACTCCCGGCCGGGCGAGCGGCAGCCCTGCAGCCGTGCGCGCTCGGCTCGAAGGGGCCATGGCGCGGCGACGGCTCAAGGGCTGGAATCCACCGCTCGAGAACATCAATGCGCTGGTGGCCTCCGGCGGTCCGCGCCTTCTGGCCCGTGCCCGTGAACTGGTGGTCACCAACGGCTATGCCGCAAACGCGTGCGAGGCCTTTGCGGCAAACCTGGTCGGCGACGGGATCAAGCCGTCCTCGTTGATCGAGGATACGGCCCTGCGGGATCGCGTGCAGCGGCTCTGGCTTGCCTGGACGGACGAGGCCGATGCGGACGGGCTGACCGACTTCTACGGACTGCAGGCGATGGTCGCGCGCGAAATGTTTGTCGCGGGCGAGTGTTTTGTCCGGCTGCGTCCCCGACGCTCGGAAGACGGGCTGACGGTGCCGCTGCAGCTGCAACTTCTGCAGTCCGAGATGCTGCCCTTCGAGAAGACCGAGACAGCCGCCAACGGCAACCGTGTCCGCTGCGGGATTGAATTCGACGGGATCGGGCGGCGGGTGGCCTATCACTTCCGCCGCCGCCATCCGGGCGACAGCACGGACCAGCGGGTGGCGGTGCCGGATTCTGTCCGCGTCCCGGCCGAGGATGTTCTGCACATCTACCGCCCCATCGATGCGGGCCAGATCCGCGGCCTGCCGCATGTAGCACCTGCCATGGTGAGGCTGTTCCTGCTCGACCAGTACGACGATGCGGAACTCGACCGGAAGAAGACCGCGGCGATGTTCGCGGGCTTCATCACCAAGACCGCGCCGGAAGAGCCGATGATGGGTGAAGGCGCGGCCGATACCGAAGGTGCCGCGATTGCCAGCCTCGAGCCCGGCACCATGCAGGTGCTGCTGCCGGGAGAGGACGTGAAGTTCTCGAGCCCGGCCGATGTGGGCGGGGGCTACGAGGCGTTCCAGTATCGCACGTTGCTGGCGGTCTCAGCCTCGCTTGGTCTGCCCTATCACCTCGTCACCGGCGATGTGCGGCAGGCGAACTACTCGAGCCTTCGGGCCGAACTGGTCGAGTTTCGGCGCCGCATCGGTCAATTACAGCATGGCGTGATTGTCCACCAGTTCTGCCGTCCGATCTGGGCGCGCTGGATGGAAACCGCGGCGCTGTCGGGCGCGCTCGATCTGCCCAGGTTCGCTGCCGCACCCGGCCGATTCCGTGCAGCACAATGGATCCCACCGCGCTGGGACTGGGTCGATCCGCTGAAGGATATCCAGGCACAGGTGCTCGCCATGGAGGCGGGCATCACCTCGCGGCGCAAGGTGGTCGAGGCCACCGGCTACGACGTCGAGGAGGTCGACCGCGAGAACGCGGCTGATGCCAAGCGGTCGGCCGATCTGGGCCTTCGATACCGGACCAGCCCCGGCGAGACGCAAGGCGCGCGGGCAACACCTTCAAGGCTACCCGACCCGGAAACCGATGGATCTGGCGCGGCCGCGCAATCCGAACAGGAGTGACAGGATGAAGAGCTGGTACACGATCCGCGCCCGGGGCACGGGCGCGGAAGTGCTGATCTATGACGAGATCGGCGCCTATGGCGTCAGCGCCAAGGGTTTCCTCGCGGAGCTCGGAGCACTGCCGGACGGGGTGCCGATCGACCTGCGGCTGAACAGCCCCGGCGGCTCGGTTTTCGATGCGGTGGCCATCTACAACGCCCTACAGCGGCATGACGGAACGATCACCGTCTGGATCGATGGCGTGGCCGCCTCGGCCGCCTCGTATGTGGCCATGGCGGGCGATGAGATCGTCATGCCCGAGAACTCCTTTCTGATGATCCACTGCCCTTCGGGCCTCGTCATTGGCACCGCTGCGGACATGCGCGAGATGGCCGAGACCATGGACAAGATCGCGGGCACCATGGTTCGCGGCTATGCAGCCCGGTCGGGTCGTTCCGAGAAAGAGATCGCGGCGCTCATGGCGGCCGAGACCTGGTTCGATGCGGCAGCGGCCCTCGAGGCGGGGCTTGCCACCCGCATGATCGAGCCGGTGCGGATTGCCGCTAGCTTCGACATCGCGCGGTTCCGCAACGCGCCGCCCGCGCTGGCAGAAGCCATCGCCGATCCGGCTTCTGAGAGCGATCAGGACGGTAATGAGACCGCCGAAGACGTCATAGGCGACGAGATCGGCGACGAAGCTCCCGCGGTCCCAGGTGAACCCAAGCCTGAGCGGGGCAAACCGCCGAGTCCCGACCCTGTGGCGACAGGCATCGATCCAACCGCCATTCGGCGTGACGCCATCGCCCATGCCCGTGCCGTGGTAGACCTCTGTCGCCTTGCGGGACAGCCGCAGAGGGCCGGGCGTTTCCTCGAAGAGGACGCCAGCCTCGATGCGGTGCGCAGCAGCCTTCTTGCCACGAGGGCCGAGGCGGAGGCGCAGATCAGCCCCCATCACCCGCAACCCGGGCCCACACCCACCGCCCGTCCTTGGGGCGACGTGATCGCCCGCACCTTCAAGCTGAAAGGATGATCTTCCATGACCACGCTGACCGAAGGCAGACACGCGGGCGGCTTCCTCGTCTGGGAAGCGTCGCGCGACTATACCCGTGAGACCGTCACCCTTACTTCCGGCGCGGGCAAGTTCGACCCCGGCACGGTGCTGGGCAGGATCACCACGGGCGGAAAATTCACCCAGCTTGCCCCCGCTGCGTCGAACGGCAGCCAGAACGCCGCTGGGATCCTGTGGGGCCCCGCTGACGCGACGGCCGCCGATGCCGCTGCCGTCGTGGTCCTGCGCGGTCCGGCCATCGTCAACCGCAATGACCTCATCTGGCCCACGGGCGCGACGGAACCTCAGATCGCCGCCGCCACCGCGGCGCTGGCCGCGCTTGGCATCCTGCTGCGCTGATCTCTTCATCGAAAGGACATCCCCATGGCGACCATGGACATCTTCGAAGGCGATGCCTTCTCGATCATCGAACTGACCCGCGCGCTGGAGAACATCCCCTTCAAGCCCGCGATCCTCTCGGGCGCGAACCTCTTCGGGCCCCGCGGCGTGCGTGCGCGCACCGTCGTGATCGAGAGCCGGGACGGCACGCTGCAGCTGATCCCGTTCTTCGAACGCGGCTCGGCCTACGAACAGCAGGTGCCGGAACGCCGCGAGATGCGCGCCTTCGTCGTGCGCCAGTTCAAGAAACAGGACGTGCTCTGGGCCTCGGAAATCCAGGGCATCCGCGACCACGGATCGGAAACCGCGACCCAGCAGGTGCAAACCGAGGTGGCCCGCAAGCTCGGGCGGCTCAGGAACGACGCCGAGGCCACCTTCGAGTTCCACCTCTTCAACGGCATCCAGGGCGTGGTGAAGGATCCGAAGGACGGGGCGACGGTGGTGAACTACTTCACCGAGTTCGGCATCACGCCCGCCACCGAGGTCGACTTCGACCTCGACAACGCCAGCCCCGCCTCGGGCGCGCTCAGGAAGCGCTGCCAGGCGCTGATCGAAAGCGTGGAGGACAGCCTTGGCGGGCTGGCCGCCGGTCAGGTCCAGCTGCGCGCCGAATGCGGCTCGGCCTTCTTCGCCGATCTCGTGGCCCACAAGGAGGTGCGCGAGACCTACCTGAATACCGCCGCTGCCGCCGATCTGCGCGGGCGCGTTGGCGAGGAGGTCAGCTTCGGCGGCATCACCTTCCGCCGCTACCGGGGCGGCCTCGGCTTCGGCGTGCCGACCGACAAGGCCTACTTCTATCCCGAGGGCGTCGAGGGCCTCTTCGAGATCTACTTCGCCCCGGCCGACACCTTCGAGACGGTCAACACGCTGGGCCAGCCGCTCTATGCCCGCACGATCCCCGACCGCGACCGCGACGAATGGGTGCGGCTCGAGATCGAGAGCAACCCGCTGCCGATCTGCACCCGACCGCAGGTGCTGCGACAGGCCAGGCGGACGTGACGGGGGCCTACTGGGCGCGGGGGCGGTCCCAGAGCATGCCGGCAAGGCGTGGGTCCGGGGCGAAGCTGTCCTTCGGGAACTCGATCCCGAGGCGCGGATGCTCGCGCAGGGCCTGCGCGCCGGTGGGGCCGATCCGGATGCGCCAAGTCTGACGCTCGACCGGCTGCGGGGCGGCAAAGGCACGGCAGGTCAGCACGGCAAGGTTCGCACCCCGGGCAGGATCGCGGACAGAGGCGTAGCGGATCACCTCGGCACCGATCGCGCGGGCCTCCTCGGCCAGATCCTGGCAGGCCGCGTAGTCGGTGAGGTGGGTCCAGACAGCATGATCGGCGGCAAGTGCCCCGGCCGTCAGTTCGACCGCCACGGGCGTTGCGACTTCCGCCGAGAAGGCTGTGTATTCGGCCGCATCGTCGGGAAAGGGCGTCTCCGGGCTCTCGGCGTAGAACAGGAAGCGGTAGAAGACCATCTCGGCCGCCGCCGTCTCGGGTGCCTCGGCCCCGTACCAGACGCCGGGCGTCAGTCCCGCCCGGCGAAACCGCGATCCCGCCGGATAGGGGCGATAGCGGAAAGGCGTGGCCAGCAGGTAATCGAGCGCCCGGCAGTCCTCCGGCAGGGGCGGCTTCGTGGCCTCGAGGATCTCCTCGAGGGCCGCCTGTTCGGCGAGGCTGTCGACAAGCTTCAGGGTCGAGACCCGATGCTGGGCCTCGACGAACCGCCATGCCGGGCCCGCGTAGGGCCGCGCCTCAGAGCGGAGCGCGTCTTGCGTCCAGATAGGTCGTGACATCGACAAGTCCCTGCACCTGCGTCATCCGCTCCATAGGCCGCGCCGCGAGCGCCGTGTTGGGCGCGGCCAGCCACCGCCGCGCCACGGCCTCGTCGCCCCCGGTGATCGCGTCGAGCGAGCGGAAGGTCCGCACAAGAAGGGCCGCAAGCTCGAAGGGCTTCGAGCCCGGCTCAAGCAGGCTGTCGCCCCGTTTCCAGCGCGAGACGGTCGCCTCGGACACACCGACGATGTCGGCCAGTTGTCGGCCCGACAGGCCGAGCCGGTCTGCCGCCCGCAGCGCGGCCTTGGTCAGCACGGCACCTGCCTCGGGGTTTGGGGCGATCTGATGGGAAAGGGTCATGGCGTTCTCCTGTCTGAGGAAAACATAGTATCACTTCCTTTCTGAGGAAAGAGGAAACATGCCGGACTCCCTCTCCGCCGCGCTTGCGGCACTCTTCGCCGATCCGAACATCGGCAGAGACGCGGTCTACATCTCTGATGGCGGCGCGCCGGTCCTGGTCCGCATCGTCGCCCGGCGTGCCGATGCGATCACCGACTTCGGCGATGCCCGGCTCTGGTCCGAGACCACACGCGTCGACCTGCGCGTGGCGGAGGTGCCATCCCCGCGCCCCGGTGACCGGATCGAGATCGACGGCGAGGCCTTCCTCATCCAGGGCGAACCGGTTCGCGACCGCGAGCGGCTGGTCTGGACCGTCGATCTGAGGCCAGCGTGAAACTGAAGCTCGACATCGATCCCGACATCGTCGCGATGATGGCGGCCGAGGTTGCGGCGGGCGAGCGGGCTGTCTCGGCCGCGATCCGTGAGGCCGGGACAGGGCTGAAGGCCGCCTGGCGGCTGCAGATCACCGGCGCGGGCCTCGGGGCACAGCTGGCCCGCACCATCCGGTCGGAGCAGTTCCCCAAGGCCACGCCCAGCCTCAACGCGGCCGCCGTCGTCTGGTCCAACGCCCCGGTCATCGTCGGCGCGCACGACACCGGCCCGTTGATCCGCTCGAAGAACGGCTTCTGGCTGGCGATCCCCACGTCCGCCGCAGGCAAGTCCCTGCGCGGCGGCCGGATCACCCCCGGCGAATGGGAACGCCGGACCGGTCTGCGCCTGCGGTTCATCTATCGCCGCCGGGGGCCGAGCTTGCTGGTGGCCGAGGGGCGGCTGAACACGAAGGGCCGCGCTGTTGCATCACGGTCAACGACCGGCCGGGGCCTCGTGACCGCGCCGATCTTCCTGCTGGTGCCGCAAGTCAAGCTGCCGAAGCGGCTGGATCTGGCGCGGGATGCCGAACGGGCGCACCAAGCGGTGCCGGGGTTGATCGTGGCCAACTGGGTGGAGGGCAAGACGACCTGATCCGCTGCTGGCCCTGCCGTCTTGTTCAAGCGTGTCCTATTGTGTCCGCAGACAAGTAATTCTCCAGCCCTGTCAGCAACGCATCCCATCCGTGTCGGCGCCCTTCGAGACCGTCGCTGGGAGGAATGACGCACATCTGTTCAGTGTAAGTCAGACGAGTTCCGCCTTCATGTTCGGCAAAGGCGATCGTGGCCAATGACACAGTGTGTACGCGGCCGTTCAACGCCATCGAATAGGCAAGGACGATGCGTTGTCGGTCACTGATCTCGAAGTATCGGGTTTCGTTTTGATGCTCGCCCATGGCGTCTTGGAAGCCACCGGCCTCGACACCGCCGGGGCGAAAGTCCATTTGGCGCAGGCCATCGCCAAACCAAGCACGCTTTTTGTCGGGAACCGCCCAGCAAGCCCAGACGTGGTCGAGGCAATTGGGATAAATCCGATCAATAGTGAATGTCTCGTGCCATTGCCCCGCGTTGGTCATCGATTGTTCTCCTCGTCAAGAATTGTGCCTAGGTCGTTCAGCCGGCGTTCCCAACGACGGCGATGCTGACGCACCCATGCCTCGACCCAATCCAGTGCGTCGGGAGACAGGCTGAAGGTGCGAACGCGCCCAGCCTTTTGGGATGTCACCATGCCGGCATTTTCCAATACCTGAAGGTGTTTCAGGAAGGTGGGACGGGCCATGCTAAATGGTCGTGACAGCTGGGAGACCGACGCCGGTCCTTGGACGAGCTGTTCGACTACGGCAAGCCGCGTCGGGTCCGAAAGCGCGCCGAATACCTGGTGAAGGTGTGCCTGATGGGTAGTCATGTGACTACCTAATGTGAGATCAACTGCGGCGTCAAGATAGGAAGTTAAACGGCTACCTAAATGCCCACCCCCCGCGAAACCATCCTCGCCGCGCTGCAGGCGCGGCTCTCGGCGCTGCCAGCGACCGCCCTGCGCGGTGAGGTCCTGCCCGAGCGCGCGCCCGCCGCTGGCTTCCTGATCCTGCGCGACGGCGAGCCGGGGGAGCCGGAGGTGACGTTGTCGCCCCTGCGGTATCACTACCAGCACCGCGCCGAAATCGAAGCGGTCGTGCAGGGCGCCGACCGTGACGCCGCATTCGACACGCTGATCGCCAGCATCGCATCGGCGCTTGCCGCCGACCGCACGCTGGGCGGGCTTTGCGACTGGGTCGAGGCGGAAGCGCCGCGCCCTGTCGATCTGCCGGTCGAGGGCGCGGCCAACCTGAAGGCCGCCGTGATCCCGGTGATCCTCCATTACACCACCGCCGACGCGTTGGCCTGACCCCCTTCACCACAGGAGAACACGATGGCACGAGCCCATGGGGCGCGGGCGCAGATGGCGCTTGCGTTCGAGACGACATATGGAACGCCGCCCGTGAGCGGCTTCACCCGCATGCCCTTCGCCAGCACCTCGCTGGGGGCGGAGCAGCCGCTGTTGAACTCGGAACTGCTGGGGTACGGCCGCGATCCGCTGGCCCCGATCAAGGACGCGGTGACGGCTGACGGCGATGTCGTTGTGCCGCTCGACGCGGAGGCCTTCGGCTTCTGGCTGAAGGGGGCGTTCGGGGCGCCCACCACCACCGGCACCGCGCCGGGGCCCTACAGCCACGAGTTCAGCTCAGGCGGATGGGTGCTGCCCTCGATGGCCATCGAGGTCGCCATGCCAGAGGTGCCGCGGTTCGCGATGTACGCGGGCTGCGTCGTCGACCAGATCTCGTTCCAGATGCAGCGCGCGGGGCTCTTGACTGCCACTGCCCGGCTGGTCGCACAGGGCGAGGCGCTGGCCGCGACCACCGGGGCGGGTACGCCAGCTGCGCTCGACCTCCTGCGCTTCGGCCATTTCAACGGCACGGTCACGCGCAATGGCGCGGCACTGGGCAACCTCGTCACCGCCGAGGTGATCTATACCAACAACCTCGACCGGATCGAAACCATCCGCGCCGATGGACGGATCGACGGGGCCGACCCCGGCATGGCCGCGCTCACCGGTCGGATGGAGGTGCGCTTCGCCGACCAGGTGCTGGCGAACCAGGCCATCGCCGGGGACGCCTGCGAGATCGAACTCGGCTGGACGTTGCCTTCGGGCGAGAGCCTGAACTTCACCATCCACGCCGTCTATCTGCCGCGCCCGCGCGTCGAGGTGCCGGGGCCGCAGGGCATCCAGGCCACCTTCGACTGGCAGGCGGCGGTCGATCCGACGCTGGGGCGGATGTGCACGGTGACGCTGGTGAACCATCGGGAAAACTACAGCTGACTTGAATTCGCACGTTCAACCCTGACAAGATAGCAGTTGTTCGTGGCCGAGCGGATATGGGCGAAGGCGATTTCGTCGCGCGCCAGAATCTCCGCGCAGTACGCCATTAATTGGGGGCGCGGGGTCACGCGGCCGGTTCCATAAACGATACGCTCATCCGGCCCATAACCCCGAACAATATAGTTATCAGACAGAAGGAAAGCCGGCAGTTCGTCAGTGATCGACCCATTCGCGCAAGGCTCGGCACAAAGGAAGATCGGTCCTTGCTCGGCATAGGGATGCTGTCCCGCAAAAGGCCGGTGCGACAGTATCAGATAAGACTGCCCTGCGGGCACGATCTTCAAACAATGCCGACAGGGTACGCCTACCCCGTCAGACACCCGCCGCTCCGGCAGTTGCATGAAGGCATCGCGCCCGCCGGTTTGCAGCGCGCGAACCTGATCAGTCGGGATGGCAATGAACTGCATGAAGAGGCTCCTCTCTGGATGACTGCCTCCGCGATAGGCTGGGGGCCTGTTGCTGCCGACCCGTTTCCTGCGCAAAGAAAGGACTGCCCATGCTGACCCTCGACCTTACGAACGCGCCGCAGTGGTGCGACCTCATCCCCGGAGTGCGTGTCCGGCTCCGCCCGCTGACCACCGCGTTGATGGTCTCGGCGCGCGGCGATCCCGCGATTGCCGATCTGCCCGAGGGGGCCGCGACCGAGGAAGCGGCACTCGCCATGGCCAGGGCGCTGGCCCGGCGTGCGATCCTCGAATGGGAGGGGATCGGCGACGCAGACGGCAATCCCATCGAGCCGAGCCCCGAGGCCATCGACGCGCTCCTCGACATCTGGCCTGCCTTCGAGGCGTTCCAGACTTCTTACATCGCCAAGGCCCTCCTGCTGGACGCGGAAAAAAACGTCTCTGCGCCCTTGCCGACTGGTCCTTCGGCGGGGGCGAAGGCTACTGCGCAGCCTGCGGCACGACCTGTCCCGACTGCCCCGCGCGGCTGAACCATCCGCTGACGCTCGAGGGCTGGCAGGTCTGGGACCTGGCGCAGCGCCTTGGCGGGCAGATGCGCGTCATCCCCGGCGCGGTCATCGGTTGGGACATGGGCGTGGCACTGGCGCTGGGGAACACCCTCGGCATCTCCGCACCCGCCATG